CGTCTATATAGACAAACTATAGCTGACCGATTAAGTCAAGTAATGGAAAGTAAATGTAAGATTGTCAACGTTGGAGATTTCGTTGATAATATAGATCCTATCAAAGCTTGTTTAAATTCTTTAAATGATTCTGATGAAATTAGAATTGAAGATGTCGCTTACATGTTTGGTATCTCTGTAGCTGTATTATTGTCTAAGATCGATACTAAAGAATTGAGAGTATTCAAATACTCCAATAAAAGAAATAGCCGTACTGGTAAAGTATTGACAGTAAAATACATAAAGAAACTCTTAGAAGAACATAATAGCGATGATATCAAAAAGCGTAAATATGTAGAATATATATTTAAAGAGTATCATGAAAATGCTATGTCTTTAAATATTAAGAGTAGAGTAAAAGACCTACTATATAAACCTTATGATAATCCTGAGTATGAAAATTTGACTCTAAAACAACTAATCATTGGTGGTTTTAATCGTGGGTTTATTAAGTTTACTCACTATAATACTATGATTAAGATGCTTGATTCTTTCAACTGTGAGTATACTCTAGATTATTCTTCTTACAGAGTTATGGAAAAATCTACAAATAAACTAATTAGGGTATATTCTAAATAATATATTGGGAGCTGAATATTCAGCTCCCATATTTTTATTTTTTATTTTTTAATTGACAATTTTATAAATACCCATATTTTATATTAAATATAATAAGGAGAATACGATTATGAACGGACAATTCGCCACAACAGGGCGATATACATTTGAACAATTACTAGTCATGATGGCTGATATAGATACTATGTCTTATCATGAACTTTATCGTATCTTGGAAAACTATTATCATGTCATTCTAGAGCATTTAGAAGATAGACATTCTAAGAAGTTAATACCTCTTTATGGTTCACCTAAATTCTTATTCACTCTTCTTCAAGTATTGAATAATACCGAAAGAAGTTCTGAAAGATGTAGATTGGTAAATACATTCCTTAGAAGTACTTTATTCTCTGAGAATGGACCATATATCCGAGATATTGCTTACTTGATTGCTAAGTTCTATAATTATGATACAGTAGCAAGATTAGAAGCATTAGGCACATTAGATGAAGAGTTATGTATCTACCTCTCTATTATTTCTAAAGCATCTATTAGAGATTATGTGAATATCAACCGCATCAATTATACTATTTGCTCATTTACAAATAGAGATTTAACTCCTATGGAGATAATTCAAATCTACAACGTTCTTTACCCTAGAAACTTTACTGATGTATTTATTAATTCTATGGCAAATGATATAGTAGATTCTGAAACAACCGATCCATCTATACTTCCAAGAGCTTTACTTATCGAAGAGTCTCTCAAACAAGCTGTATGTATGATTTTAGAAACATTCGATACTGGTATTATCTCTCAAATACTTATTTCTTATAATGAGTACTGTATGTTTAATGGGAAGAAATCTCCATCTATTCTCAAGTACTGTTCTGATAAATCAGGGTATCCTTTCCTCAAAGTTCCTATCATCGTTAGAGAACTAGAAAAGCAAGATATCTTTATCGGATAGAAAATCGATTTTAATGTAGAAGTGTACTCTATAATACATATAATAAAACACTTATTTTTTATTTAAAATAAAGGAGTAAATCCATGGCAAAAGAAGTTACTGTATACAACAACGATGTAGATTATCAATCATCTTTAGCATACGAATTCAGAAATGTAGTATCTAAAGATAAAGATCTTCGTATGTCTTCTGAAGCTAAAATTGATATTGGATATCCAACTGGTTTCTTGGGCTTTGACTTCATGAATGGTTACAAAGTTCATAACAATGGTGAAACTAAATACAACCTAGGTATCTCTGATGGTAGTATGGTAATGGTAATTGGTCGTTCTGGTTGTGGTAAATCTACATTCTGTACACAAATGGCGGCTAACATTGTACGTCCATTCAAAACTTCTACAATCTTCGAAGATTCTATCGAAGGTGGTATGGTTAAAGAACGTCGTATGCAGTTAAGTGGTTTCAATACAGAATCTGAATATAAGAAACGTTTTGTAATTCGTAATACTGGTATTACAGCAGAAACTTTCTTAGCTCGTATTAAATTCATTCATGATTTGAAATTAGCAGATCCTGAAAGATATAAATACGATACTGGTTATGTAGATGAAGAAGGAAACCCAATTAAATTATTCGAACCAACAGTTTATATCTTAGACTCCATTGCTTTGATTATGCCAGATGATTTGGTAGAAGAAGGCGAAGTATCTACCAACATGTCTGTTACTCGTACAGCTAAAGTTGTAACCGATATTATTCGTCGAGTAGTACCTATGCTTAAAATGGCTAATATCATTTTAATCGTAGTAAACCATATTCTTTCTGATGTATCTATTCGTCCTAAGAAAGCTGACTTGATGTATTTGAAACAAGGTGAATCTTTACCTCGTGGTAAAACTGTAATCTATCTTTCTAATACAGTAATTCGGTTAGATGATACCAAACTTAAAGCAGATGAAAAGTTCAAAGTAGCTGGTTCTTTAGTAGATGTAACTAATACTAAGTCTCGTTCAGCTGGTGCTGGTCAAACTTCTACAATGGTATTTACTTATGACCATGGATTTGACCCAGAACTTTCTTTATTTATGCTATTACAAAACAATGGTCGTGTAAATGGTGCTGGTATTGGTTATTACTTCGATGACCATACTGACTTCAAATTCTCTTTAAAAGGTTTCAAAGATAAACTTCGTAAAGATCCAGACTTCTATAAACTCTTTATGGAAGTAGCTAAGAGTGAATTAGAAAAATTGCCTTCTAACGCAAACGATATAGTTGATGTAGATGAACAAGATCAAAACGAAAGTAATAACGTTACTTCTGATATTCTTGGTACAATTGGCATCAAATATTAATATATCTTTTAATCATATAATATCAATATGAAGTGATATTAGTGCTTAAAAGAAAGGAAGGTTAGAGAATGGCAACATCACTTAATTTAATTCAAGCCGCAATGGAAAAACAAAATGCTTATCCAAGTGCGGAATATGTAATTGGCAAATCATTACAACAGCCAGCTACTAATACAAACTCTGGTCCTCGTAAACTCATGTATGGTTTACAGGCAGAACAAACTATTCAGATCTCGAAGCCAGAAACTCCTTTAATGGCTACTGGCTTTGAAGGTCAATTTGCTGAATATTCCAGCAACTATATTATTGCCGAAGACGACTATGAAGTCATTGACAAAGTATACAAAAACAAAATGATGTATTGGATGTTCGTTAGAAATACTAAAACAGGGAAAGTCGACGTATTCGCTAGAACAACTTATGAATACATCACAGAAATGTATGGCTATGAAATGAATACAGAATATATTGATGCGTTAACTCCAGGTGATATAATCCCTAAGAACTCACCAATTATTCTACCAGATTCATTTGATAGTGCATTGAATGCAGGTACTGGTGTAAACTTAACTTGTGTTTACATGGCATTAGCGGAAACTACAGAAGATCCAGTGGTCTTATCTGAATCTGCAGCTCGTAAACTTACTGCACCTACCTATAAAAACGTAGAAGTCATGGTCAATGACAATGATATTCTACTAAACCTTTATGGAGATGAAACAGGTAACTATAAATCCTTCCCAGATATTGGTGAAGAGGTTAAACATCGTACACTATGTGCTCTTCGTAAAGAAAAGAAAGAGGATGAAGCACTCTATACTCAATCGGTACAGATGCTTAAAGAAAGGCTACAATCCGATACTGCTTTCCTCGCAAATGGTACTGTTATAGATATCGATGTATATTGTAACAATACAGAATATGATAATCCACAAATCGAGAAATACTATAATAAAACTTTAGAGTATTCTCAAAAGATTGTGGATATTCTAGAAAAGGAAAAACGAAAAGGTTATACACTTACTAGCGAAGCTGACAGATTACTTTATAACTCCAAGTCTATTCTTGAAGGTAAGCCTTATATGACTAAAGACAAAGTATTTACTAACTTAGTAATTAACTTTGTAGTCAAAGAAGAAAAGCCTATGGAGCAAGGCGATAAATGTACAGACCGTTATGCTGGTAAAGGTGTAGTATCTTACATTTGGCCGGACGAAGAAATGCCAATGTATGAACGTAATGGTGAATTATTCCCAGTGGATATCATCTATAACTCTTCTACAATGGTTAACCGTCAAAATCCAGGACAAACATTCGAAACTGAAATCAACTATGTATCAGATCGCATAGTAGAAAGAATGCGTAAGATGTATTATGGAGCTTCTGAACTAAATAGATCGGATATGGTTCCAGAATGCGAAAATATGATTCTTAAGTTTATGAATGTAGTAAATCCTGAAGAAGCATTCTTCTATAATGAACAGATTATGGAATATGGATTACAAGAACGTGAGTTCTTCTTACAATCTGTAATGGCAGACAATGCTTTATTCTTAGTTTGTAAACCAATATCTGGTAATATCAACTTAACTACTTTGTATAATTTATATACTGAGTTTCCTTGGGTTGAATTAGACAAACTTTGGGTAAAACAAAAATGTTCTGATGGTTCTTATAGACGTATTCAAACTAATCGTGGTGTTATCACTGGAAAAAAGTATATCTATAGATTGAAACAAATCGCAGAAGAAAAATTCTCTGCTGTATCTTTAGCATCTACTAACTTACGTGGTGAAAATACTAAGACTAGAGCTCATAAACAACACAGAAGTGTTCACTCCGATACTCCTGTAAGATTAGGTGCAATGGAATCATCTAACTTATTAGATGCTGCTGATGTATCAATGAGATTAGCTATTGTATTTATGCTACTTTCATCTTCATTCAAATACAGACGTCAAGCTTATCAATTATTGGTAGGTGATCCATTTAAACCATATATCAAACTCGATGCAGAAGCAAACGTATTAGCAACATCACGTTCAGCTGAGATTGCTAAAGTATTGATGAAAGCTATTGGTCTTAAGATCAACTTCAATAAGAAAAAGAAGATGTACAAAGCACCAGTACTTCTTAATGTATTTGAACAACTTCCAGATATTAATAATCCATATTATAGATATGGATGTTATGATCAAGACATTGTTCAATCTCCGATTATCCGTATGCCATTCTTTGTTAAGAATGAAGATATGGATAGATTGGTTAAGTTGTATAAGAAACACCATAAAGACGAATTGCTTATGAGTCCAATCAACTTCAATGGTGTTGATAATATTATCGATGCAGATATTATCAATAAAGTAATGACATTGATTAGTGCTTGTGAAAATATGGACGAAGCTGAAGCAGCTGTCAAAGCTAAGACTCCAGAACCATTAGCAATTCCAATGCATGTAATGCCTGTTATTAGAACCGGAGGGGAAAGATATGAACCAACGTCTAATAACAATTCTTGATGCTTTACGAAATGGTAAAGATATCATTACACCAGAAGATGTAAATGATATCAATAATATTTCTGTAAATTATATTCAAGGTCAAGGTAAAGTAGAACCTAGAGATATTAGAAATATATTGGAGATTTCCAATATCTTATACAACAATACTCAAAGAGCTATATTACCTTTAGATGATGCCATCTATGATTCAGTTGTAGTTAAGTTCAAGAATCAAGGTTTCGAACCACCAGTTGGTGCAGTTGGTATTACTATAGACAGTAAAGATAACGTTGGTTCTTTATTAGAAGATCAATCTCTTCTTGAAGTATTTAAAACTATTCCAGAAGAGAAAGCTAAGGAAATGCTTTATGATAAAGATCTTATGAGATTTGAAATGCCTATTAAAGAGGATTTCTATAATCCAAATAATGTAGGTAATTATACAGAACTCTCTAAGATTAAACATAGTGCTGAGCATAATTATCCTGAGCTTGTTGGTACGCTTTACAAATGTAAGTATACTACAATGAATGAAGCTGTAGCAGCTGGAGTTGAACCAGATGATATCACGACTATGGTATTTGAAAGAGACTTCTTGAGTAAATACTATAATACAGTATTCCCATATACAATGGATGGTAAAGCTGGTTTAATAGCTGAGCTTAAATATGATGGTGTGTCTATAGAAGCTACAGTTGATGGTGATACTATCATTGCAGCTTATAGTCGTGGTGATACAGCTAATGGTATCGCTTCTGATTATACCCCAATCTTTGGTGGTAAAGTATTCCATCGGGCTAAAGGCATTATTCCAAAAGGAACTGTCTTTGGTATTAAGTTCGAAGCAATAGTTACAGATAGAAATCTTGAGATTCTCAAATATAAATTTGGTAAAGAATATAAGAATTCTCGTGTAGCTATCATTGGTTTGCTTGGTAGTTCTGATGTAAACAAATATAGAGATTTGATTACATTAGTACCAATCAGAACAAGTGGATTACAATTCGATGATATGGTCCAAGAAGTAGAATTCTTGAATAAGTATTATTCCTCTGGTGTAGAGATGAAGTATACTTATATGAGAGGGAATTATAATGAACTCTTATTCCAAACTTATCGATTCGTTCAAGATGCTTCTGCTCTCAGAGGTATCATGGGATTCATGTATGATGGTATAGTAATCTCATTCGCTGATTATAATATTCATAAGATTCTTGGTAGAAATAACTTCACCGATAATTGGGCTATGGCTATTAAATTCAATGCTATGAGTGCTGATACTATCTTCAATGGGTATACATACACAGTAGGTCAAAATGGTCTAATCACACCAATGGCTCACTTCAAACCTGTCCAATTCCTTGGTTCTACGCATGATAAAACGACTGCTCATAGCTATAAGAGATTCAAAGAATTGGCTTTAAAGATTGGAGATCCAGTTAGGATTACATATGTGAATGACGTTATTTGTTATATAGATAAACCATTCAAAGATGTAGATAATCCTAATCCAGTTATCCCATTCCCTACACATTGTCCAGCTTGTGGTAGTCCTATTACTTTATCTATGTCTGGTGATAGTGCTTATTGTCTAAATCCTCTTTGTCCAGAACGTAATGCTACTCGTATTACAAACATGGTTAAGAAGTTAGGATTCAAAGACTTCTCTAGAGCATACATATCCAAGCTAGATATAAAATCATTTAGAGATTTGATTGAATTAGATAAGATGTATTCAGCAGAACTAATTGGTGATGCTTTAACTAATAAACTATTCGACCAAATCAATAAGATTAAATCTGAACCATTACCAGATTATAAAGTGGTAGGTGCTCTTGGCTTCAGTTCTATTAGTGCTGAACGCTGGAGAATTATTCTAAATAATGTATCTTTAAATGCTATCATTCATAATGATGACGATAGTGTTAGACGTTTGATTAGTATGGTTAAAGGTATTGGTAAAGTAATTGCTGATACTATTGCTAAAGAACGTCATGACTTCATGGATGATTTGTTATTAATAGAATCTATGCCTAATTTACAAATAACCTTCAGAGGTGAAGGAGCTTCTGTACAAGATAGAAAGACAGTTCGGTTTACTGGATTTAGATCAGCTGTATTGGAAGAAGAATTTAATAAATTAGGATTTGATGCAGATGGTAACAAGTCTGTAACTAAGAAGACTGATATCTTGGTTATTCCTTATCCTGGATTTGTATCTTCTAAGTTAAGTAAGATAAGTCCTAATTGTTTGGTACTTTCTGAGAAAGATGCTTATGACTACATAATGTATCTTCAAAGTCAAAATAATTTATAAAAGTATATTATAGATGTGGTAAGGGTGGTGTATTTTCCACATCACCCATACACAATTTTAATATTTTTATATTTCAAGGAGGATAAACCTATGAAAGACTATCAAGCTAGTTATAGCGAAAAGTTTAAAGAAGCATTAAGAAAGTTTAATGACTCTGCAACAGCATTGTATTTCGTAGTACAAACATCTACAAGTCACGACTACGAAGATCCATTTACAACAGTGACTGTGTACAATAAGAAGAAAAATACAGATTGGGAAGCTACACTCTTATCCGAGTTCTGCTCCGATCCTAATAAAGATCTTATTGCTACATATCAAAAAGTTTCACTCACCACCAAACCTGGTAAGGAATCTATAAATATTACTGTAATTAAAAACGTCATTGGTTTTGGTATTGCTACAAGCTTAGAACAAGTAAACGAAATCATTACTTATATGGAAGCAGATAATCGTGATCTTCGCAAAATCTATTTCTATGATTATGATTTGGTAATTCAAGAACTTGTACCACCTAAAGCTTCTGATTTAATTGCGGCTAAACCAAACTTTAGTCAACCAATTAATGGTGCTTATGGTACAATCACCACCTTCACTTCAGGAACAGCAGATAGTGATGCTAAGATAAAAGATAAGAAAATCTGTGATCAACCAACTGGTACCATCCCTGGTTTTGAAGGGTAATTAATTTTGGTTTAAACTGATAATAGCAGTTTGAATATATAATATTTTATTAATCCACTTAGGAGGAAACAATCAATGAAATTCGCAGAATCCGCAGTAGCAAATGCAGTACAATCCAACTTATTACAAGAAAAAATCGCTTGGTCTGCAAGCTTTACAGAAATCTTTATTAAAGCAGCTGTAGAAGGTATCACTACTTACCTTGGTCAAGTTAAAAACGAAGGTCCTAAAACTGTAGTAGTTAAAAATGGTGATAATACAGTAGTCTTTTCCGCATCTATCGAAAAACACGAATCCGATGATGGCGAAGGCTTCTCTGTAAATATGCTAGTTAACCCAACTGAAGATGAATTAGTTGGTGATAAAGTAACATTCGATGATGTAGTATTATCTGCTATCTTCGAAAAAGTTGCTTCCAAATATCGTTTCAATATTGCACCAATCAATGGTCAAGAATACACTTCTAAATTGATTGCTGTTATGATCAAATCCATTAAGGAATACTTCCGTACAAATATCGATGTAGATCCTGTATTGGAAATTCCTAACTTCGTAATCTTCGAAGGTTATGTAGAAGATGACAAAGTTAAAGTTAAAGTAGTACTTGATGCAGCTATCAAACAAATTGTAAAAGATGATGCTGTATTAGAAGAAGAAGCAAAATAATTGCTGGGGTAACAATGGACATCAAAAAAGCAGTATTACAAAATAAGACTTTAGACGTAGTTTCTATGTCTGAATTTGGTCGCTTAATTGATAATAATGCTCCATTCTTACGAGATGTCTGTGTAGAGATCGGAGACTATGTATATCCATACAAAGAGTCTCCGAAATCTAAACGTGATGTCTGTATTACTAATTTTGGTCCTCTTATTACTTGGCAAGAACCAACTACAGAAGAGGATAAAGAAGCATACTCTGCTAATAACATCGTTGACTTATCTCCAAAGAATACAAAAAGTTTGGTAGATAATATTCGAGCAGCTGATAAGATTAAAAGTCTTGAAAGTACTCGTTTAGCTAAAATCAGTAATGTACTTACCTTACCTATCAATGAAGAAGATTCCGAAGAATTAGTTGCCATCAAGCAAGCTATTAACGCTAAAGGAATTGACTCTGATTCTTATAAGGCTAAGTTCCCATCTGAATCTGATTTTAACAACGATATGCGTGCTCTTAAATCCGCAGCTAATAATAACATTAGTTTCTTCAAAGCTAAGCGTGTATTAAATGCATTTGATATTGATATGGAACTCATTATCAAAGATAAACCAGATGCAGTTAATCCAATTGGTGAAGAAATTCGTGTATCATTAACTGGCGAAAAAGATTAGTAATTACTGTAGTTATATTATGCAAAAATTTTACAATAGATTACTAATTGAAGGAGCTACAATAATGATCACTCAAAGAGAATTCATTAAACGATTTACCGAGAAAACAACTATTCCATTCAACGGTGATTTATTTGTGCGTTCTGATGATGATATTGTAGAGCATTTGAAAAAGATAATCCTGTCGTGCCAAACATCGAACGGTATCTTTGCAGTCAAAGTTAAGGGCTTTGAACTTATCGAAGGATATACAAACGTCCAAGAAACTTTGAAAGAGTATTATTCTAAAAATAATAATCGGAATCGTAAGAAAGGTGCTGCTGATGAAAATCAGTATAACTATATCAATCTAAAAGATTCGATTATCAAGATTTTAGTCGTAGATTATCATCTAATGGCTAAGGGTCAGGAAGAGAACCTTCGGGTTCTCATCATGATCCCTGAAGTTGTTAAAAAGTTTTATTTTTATCTTAATGGGAATTATTACCTCCCTATGTATCAAATCGTAGATAGAAGTACTTACAATTCAACTTCAGCTAAGAATGAGAAGGATTATATTACACAGAAGACCAACTTCCAACCGATAAATATCTATCGGCATGTGTATGAACTTAATACTTCTGATGGTGAAACAGTTCCAGCGACTGAGTTCGACTGTAATATCTTTAAAAAGACATTCCCAGCATCATTATTCCTATTTGCTAGATATGGTTTAACTGGGGCATTACGTGAACTTGGTTTAGATAAGATATTTGTATTCACATCGGACGATAAGTTCAAAGATGATCCTGAAATACTCACATTTATTCCAAATACTAATACGAATATACACATCAACGTACCAAAAAGTATTTATAAAAACAATCAACTCGTTCAGCATATAGTCTATACACTCTGTATGCGAACTGATAAAAATCTCAGCCTAAATGGTCTATTCGATACTGAGTATTGGGTAGGTAAGTTAGGTGAGACATTTAGTGTAGCTAATAAGCTCATTAAAGGTCACAGTATTCTACGTTCCTTTGAGTCTATTTTAGACTTTAATATCCAAGAGCAACTTCGTTTACCTTGGACAGCTAAGAAAGATATGTTCTGCGTTCTTATGTGGATGCTTAAAGAATATTCTTCCTTAAGAGAACGTGATACATTGGATGTAACTAAGAAGAAATTGCGTTATGGTGAATATATCGCAGCTACTTATGCTAAGACTTTGAATTCTAAGATTTATCGTCTAAGCAATAACGGCAACCGTGTAGATATTGATTATATTCGCAAAAACTTAGATATCCAACCGGACTATTTAATAAAAGAGCTTACTCGCAGTCAATTGATTGCGTTTAGAAATGCTGTAACGAGTGTTGACTCTATTACAGCATTGAAATTTACTTACAAAGGCATCTCTGGTATTGGTGAGAACAAAGCCAATAGCGTATCAGATTCTTTCCGTCTTTTAGATATCTCTAATATGGGTATCCTAGATCCAGATGCATCTTCCGCATCAGATCCTGGTATCTCTGGTTCTGTAGTTCCTATGCTAAAACCAGCTGCTCATGGATATCTTTCAGACGAACCTGAACCGATGTTCTGGCAAGATGATTTCAATGCACTTTATGAAGAGTATAAAAAGATTAAAGGGCTACAAGAACTCATCGAATTCAAAGCTGACGTTTTGGGTGACGAAGAAGCTGCTAAGGATGTGGCTATGGCTCGCATCGCTACAGAGATGGCTACTAATGTTAACTCTACTTTAGCAAGAATCGTTGAGGAAAATGAATAATGGCTACTATGTATACTCGTTACTTTGTTTTCTCTTCTAAACAAGTAGAAGAGATGAACAAAATTGCTGATCAACGCGGAGCTTCCAGACCTAAGCTCGGCACAGTTGTTGTAAATGGTATTCCAAAAGAATTTACAGCAATTTTAACAAACATCGACCATATGAAATATGCCGATAGTAAGGTACTCATCTCTGGTGATATCAGAACTATCAAGCATAATATGGGAGACCTTAATTTACTATAATGGAAAATGACGGTCTAATTCATGTAATCAAAAGACTCCCTATGGGAATCTGCCCAGTATGTGGGAAACCATTAATGCTACTTAGGTCTGAATATACTGCGTATATTTTGGCAGAGTCTGGTTACATTAGAAGCAAAGTGGATGAAAAATCCGAAATGAAAATGATTTGTCCTAAATGTGGATATACTGAAAATGCTAGAGTTGGTGATGATGGTATCATCCCAGAACGTCTAGATGATTTAGTACCTTCTACTGGAGAAATCAAGAATAACCCTATTGGGTCGAAATAAGAAGTTGTTATCCCATTACCCAATATTGGGTAATGGGGTTTCTTTTCAAAAATATTATAAGCAAGTATTATTATACTTGATAAAAATTAGGAGGAATTACTCATGGAAAAAATCAAATTAACTGAAGAACTTGAAAGATTAATTAGTCGTGGTCAATACAATGGTCAAGATGATAAATTAAAAGATGTCATTACAAATGAAGGTGTTTGTAGAAATATCTTTGCAGATGATGATTCTTTTGATGCGGTAAGTGAATTTACTGTAGATATGCTAGCATTATTATTAGGATACATGGCTGTAAGATTAGGTGAGTTTAACGATCCTAATGAATACATTCATACTATTTCTAAATTCGCTGCTCTGTTCGATATTGATTCATCCTCTTATTATGATGAAGAGAAACATGATTTTGATTTAGAACGATTAGTATACGATATCGCTACTAAAAATTATGAATGTTATTGGAACTATGATGAAATTTCTAAACACCCAGAAGAATTGGAATTATTCACTAAAGTATACAATAACGATATCCAAACTTTATTGGCTGCTGTAGCTGCTGGTGATAGAAGTATTGCTATGCAAATACTTAATCCAAAAACAATGCTATTCTATAGCAGCAAGCTAATAGCTAAGAAACCTGAAAACGAAGAAGAAGAAATGAAGATGGTTGCTAAATTAGAAACAATGAATGACCTTTCTGTTATTTTAGCAAAAGCTATTGGTCTTTATGGTGAAGGGGATAAAGATAAGTTATTCCTTGATTCTATTAAGGATAATCCAATTAATAATGTTATGGATCCTGATAGTATTCTTAAATTATCTAAGACTCTAATGTCTATTTTCAATGGATATTTAGATTCTCAAGCTGAAGAAGATGGTCCATTCCCAGTATTTAATTTACTAAGTCAAGAAGGTCATACCTTCCCATTGACTTTCACACCTAAAGTTGTTGATGACTTCAAATTCTTAGTATCTGTATTGACAATCAAATTATTCTATGATAAGAAAAAATTCAATGCAGATACCTTTGATTCTATCTTCCGTCCTAAGGACAAAGAATTAGCTGAAAAGGTATTGGGTAAACTTGCTGAAAGCCCACTATTTAAAGAAACCATAGTTAAGGATATCGATATCTTTAATGAAAGTGGTGACTTTGATTTATTCGAAGCTCTTCAAGAGCTTACAAGTGTAACTAACCCTTGTAATCTATTCTTAAAACGTTATGCATTTTATGTAGGATTTGAAGATCTTAGAGAAACTTATGAAACTATAAGATCTATTTTTACCGAAACTAAGGAACAAAAGATCGTCTTAGATGCCTTTGAATCTAGACTTCTATTCAACTTACTATATCCTGCATTCATGGCATTCCTAGTAGTCTCTGAAGATCAAGAAATATACACAGAATTCTTGAAAAAGACAAGAGAAATTCTTCATGATAACATTGGAGAAGAAAAACGAAATGTTTCTCTATTAGCAGCTTCCTATAATATAGTAGCAGATGATGAATTCTTCGAAATCTGTACTCTAGCTCAAAAGATTGATGAATTATCTGCCAGAGCTGTTGAAGATTGCGAGATCGATGAATTACCTGATAACGTTGTCAAATTCGATAGAAGCAAATTAAGCTAATCGTAAACTCCCAGTAATGGGCACTTATGTGCCCATTATTTTTTGTCTTATATGAACTTTATAATAATTGAAATGGATTTTAGATTAAAAAATTAGGGAGGACAAATGAGACCGTATCCATTGATGAAAAATTACAAACGCACCGACCATTCAAATCTCATCGATGCTCTCCGGGAATGGAAATCATTCTCTGACAATGTTGAAAACAACTTTGAACAAGCTACTTTTATTTTTTCTCAAGCCCTTAAAGGGATTGATGAATTAGAAGCTAGTAATGAATTTAGAGGAAAGAACGATTATATTTTCTCCCTAATTCACACTGCGTCGAGGTTCTATAATATAGCATTGGATGAGTATATCAAAATTTCCGGTAAGTTTAAACCAACTAAGTATTTAGAACTACTTCATTTATATCTTAAAGATTCTAAATCAGGTGAAGGTTATATCAAAAAAGAGTATGAATTATATACTATGGGTTTAGCTGCTAAACGTGTTGAAGAAAACCATAATATTATTCAAAAACGTTTTGATATCAAATCTATTATCGTTAAATTGCTTGGTATTGATGAAGAAGGTTCTGATATTTATTATAAATATAGATATATCGTTCCAATCCTTGGGGTTCATCTTGCTTCTTTGATCGATACATATAGAATGGATCCTGTTCAAAAGGCTGTATTGACTATTGAAGAACTTCACTACGTTATCAAATATATCGAAAGAAACTCTAAAGAAGAGTGTTTCTCTACAATATTCGATAATATCTTAGGACCTGCATTCTATTATATCAATGCATATAAAGATACAGATGATGAAGTTACTTTAGAAGATATTATCGATGAATTATTAAAGGCTAATTGGATTCCTTTCGATGGTAAACAATATCTAAAGAATAGCTTCAGTGAATTTGAAGATCGTATTAAAGAATACAAAGGTTTAGTTCCTGTATGGGCTAATGGTATAACTGCAAATGTAGTTTGTTATATCTTAAAAACTTATGCAGAAGATAATACTATCGGTAGACCTAAATCTTTCTTCAACTTTATCAACGAATCAGATTACCCTATGGAAATCAAAGGTATTGAAGTAGATTATACCGATAAAGTTTTCCTTTATGCTATTCTTACTATCTTACCTATCCTCTATACAGATAAAACAGCAGAGGGTACTCATATTGATGATCCTATAGCTATAGAAGTATTCGTTAAAAATCGAATTAAAGAATCTAAATCTACTAAACTTGTATGTGATGCTATCAGATTCTCTTCATATATCATTGGTCTAGTATGTGGTAATGAAAAATTAGGTAATTTCTTAAGAAGTATTGCCGATGAATATATGATTGCAGAAGAAAAGAAAGAAGAAAAAATGGACGCAATTGATCATGCTCTAATGAAACCTTCGTACATCAATTGTACAGAAATGGCAGAAGAAGCTGCTGAGATTATTTCTCTATCTGAAGCATATTCCTCTGCACCTAAATTTAATATTTGTCAAGATACAATTATTAAATTCCCAGAAGCTATTCCATTCTTTGAATACTATGCTCGTACTTATCCAGAACATCTCGACAGAGATATTCTATTAAATAGAGCAGAATTAGTAATCAAAGAAAACGCTATCTCTAGTAAGATGGATATGGATCTTGCTGCTAATATCTCTAAAGTAAATACATACCGTAATCGTCTAGTGGAAACTGTAAAAGTAGATGATCCTGTAGAATACTTCCGAAACTTCACAGAAGCTACTCAATTAATGGAAGATATCATGGCTTTCATTGATGAATCATATGACTCTGATTTTGATGATGACTACGATGATGACGATGACGAAAAAGAAGAATTAACTCCTAAGCAAAAACAAGAACAAAAGAAAAAGGTCGAAGCGACTAAGAAAAGTCTTCTTAGTAGAATGGCTGATGTTCTAGCTAAAGCTGGTGGTGCTGTTGAAAAGGTAAAACCTAAGCTCAAATCTGTCAGTAGTAAAATTATCGATGTTCTAGCCAATATTACTACTATGGGCGATGAAGAAAAGATCGCTCAATTGAAAACAAAGATCTTACCTAATCTTAGAAATATCTTAATGGTAATTGTAACAGCTGGTCTAGCTATTACAACACCATATCTTTTGGTATTAGTATTGGTAATTAATGCTATTAGCACAACAAATACTTCCGTTGAAACTAAGAAGATCGTTAAAGATGAACTTGATGTAGAATTAGGTATTGTTGAGAAGAAACTCAACACAGCTGATCTTACTGAACATGACGAAAAGAAACTTCTTATGCTTAAGAGCAAAATCAATCGTCAAATTGAACGTATTGATAAAGAAATTGAAAAGGCTAAATCCAAGAAATAGGAGGTCATATGTTTGCATTTGATGATGAATTTGGTTTATTTGATGAAGATGTGATCTTTAATAACGAAGATATCCTTCATGAAGCACCAAATGATGATAATAAAAAAGAAAATAAAGGACAAAATGGTAGTGGAGATAATACCGACTCAACAGAAGATGATGCTCCTACTGACTATACTGATGGTAGTGAAAGCCCTAACACCCCCGTAGATGATGAGGGCAATCCAGATTATACAGAAGAAGAACCGGATTATGATGAAGAATCCGGTAATGATCCAGAAAATGATCAAACTAATACTGATTCTGAATCTGATGATACTAACACAGAAGTAAAGTCAGATGAAGGAGATGGTGAAATACCAGATTCTGATAACGCTGACGGTAATATCGATACTGATACTGAAGGAACTGATGATGATTCTGATTCACCAGATTATACTTCAGAAGAAGATCCTTCTGCAGCTGAAGGAGAACCAGGGGATGACACCGATGGTGCTGGTGACGAAGAAGCTGAAGATGGTGACGCTACTGGAGATGATATGGGCGGAGAAGATACCACTGATGATACTTCAGGTGATACTACCGAAGGTGGAGATGGTGAAATCTCTCAACTTCAAAATGACTTGTTCTCTAACCTTTCTGATGAGCAAATGAAGCTTAGGATTAATAGTATTAAAGACTCCTTTATTGAGTTATACTCAAACGTTGATAATACATCTAAGCAGATCCTGCTAGTTAATCGATCTTCTGATAATATCGTAGCTATCAATTATATTAATGAAACCTTAGGTGCCCTAAAAGATATGATTAGGGATGCCCTTACAGTTTCTTTTGGTACTCGTTCTATAGCAGAAAATCAGATTGTGTTACAAAAGCTTGTTGCTATCTATTCTTTGGTTTATAAGATCGTAGAAAAGATTGGCAACAGGAAAGAAGAAAAATAGAAATTATTTGGGATAAGAACCCAACCACTTATAAATAGATTCTACCGGTGATGGTAGAGATGTGTGTGACAGATAGACACTGTGATGAAATTTAATATTCTCATATAAGGAGGAATATTCCTAATGGCAATCGTAGGCTCTACAGATAATGCTAATAAAGAGATTCTTCGTGGTTACGAACAAGACTCCATGCATGAAACTGCTGCTCGCTTTGTTGAATTAGCACGTGCAGCTAAACAAGAATCCGGCTTGGATATCTTCAATAACCCAACAGAATTCTTAACTAATAACCTTGGTAAAGAAGATCTTAAATCTTTCTTCGTAAACGAATCTTACGACGCAGAAGATCCTCGTTTCAAAGGCAACTCCGCTGCTCTTCGTTCTCACTTGGAAAACATGGAAATGTTGTTCGAAAACGACGTACAAGCAGCTGTTACTGAATCCACTAACTTGGGTGCATTGTCCCCAGTAATCGGTATGGTAACACCAATCCATAAAAATATCTTGATGAACGCTGTTTATGATCAAGTAATGCCAAAAGACGTTTCCCGTAGCCCTAAATTCACTTTGACTATGGAAACTCGTAACTTGGTTGATACTAAAGGCAACAAAATCGATATGTATGCTGAACAAAACTTGATCAAGAAAGCTATCGATGAATCCGTTCCTACATTCGACAAAGTTATCACTACTTTGCCTGAACAAGAAGCTACTGACTTCGTTGCTGAAGCAGTTGCAGCTAATGTAATTGACGCTTCCGTTCAATCCATTGCTAACCTTTCCATGCGTACAGAAGTTTTTGGCGTTGTAGTTAAAAACGTATACGTAGAAAAAGGCGAAATGGTTTGGGATGCTACTCAACAAAAAGAAGTTCCTGCTACAGCAGCTGGTGCTAACTCCGTATTGTTCAAATTACATGCATTCTTCACTCCTGGTTATGGCGACCATGTTCGTCAAATGCATCGTGCATTCATGATTTCCTTCAAGAAAAATGCTACTGATACAGTAACTGCTTCTGGTACAATCATGGGTTACTTGAATGAAAAGAACCGTATGTTGCTTCAATGTGGTCCATTGAAAGTTAAAGACGGTGCTACTGAAGCATTCGATACTACTACTTTCTTGGTAGAAGCACTTGTTGTTCGTGCTGTATTTGATGTATCTTCCGCTGCATTCCCAACTGTTAAAGTTGAATGGTCCAGCACTACAGATATCTTCCAAATTCCAGAAGCTCCACATGTAACTGTACCTATCACTCCAGAAGAAGTTAAAGACGTTCAAGCTCTTTACGACGTAAACCAAGTTACAAAACTTATGTCCATGATCCGTCTTGCTCTTCTTCATTGGAAAGATGATTCCATCCGTGATGATCTTGATGCTTCTTACTTGGCTATGCCTGAATCCAAACAATACAAAGCAGCATTCGACTTCACACCTCCAATTAACTTCACTGGTCTTCCAGTAGTATGGCGTAATGGTCAATTCATGGATCGTTTGGAAACTATGGTTACTGAAATGCTCCAAGAATTGAACGATGAAAACATGACTATCGCTATCTTCGGTCGTCCTGACTTGATCCGTCGTATTGCTCCTCAACAATACACTTATCAAACAGCTTCCAACATCGGTCCTGTTGAATTAGACTTCACTCGCACTGTTGTTACTTCCGAACATCGTGTATACAACTTCATCTCCACTAACAAAATGCGTAACAACAATAACTTCGTAGTATTGTTGATTCCTCGTAACTCCATGCGTATTACTTACAAAGTGGTAGATTACCAAATGTACTTAAGCAACGAAATTCGTGATGCTCGTCAAACTGCATTGCCAGCTATGACTGCATTCGAACGTTGGTTATTCTTACAATATCAACCTGTTCAAGGACGTATGCATATTATGAATCCTACTGGCTTACGCAACAACCCTGAAGACGACGTTAAAGACTTCATCGGTGCTAATGCTATGAACGATTACACTGCTAACCGTGCAGATTATGCTAACGAAGTTAACGGTGTAGTTGATCCAGCTACAGGTCACTTCCAAATTCCACCTATCAAAACTAACTAATTTCTAAGTGACTAATAATCGGGACTAGAGGATAATTCCTCTAGTCCTCTTTTATTTCCTTAGAGGAGGGTGCGAAATGCAAAAAGACGATACTGCCTTGTTCGAAAGCATTGGTGAGTTACGATACGAACTAATGCAATTAAAGGTTGATCCTGATAATTCTGCGTTACTATCTTCCATTAAGAGAATACTTAACGATATTTTCGATGACTCGAAATGTGAAGACGTTATCTTTACTAATAATACAGATAAAATCTTCTTTGGTCTAACGGTAATGCCCGTGTTTAATGACTCTCAACAGGTCGTCGATATAGTTTTAAACAGTACTAACTTTGCTATATCTAAATATCGTGTTGAGATCGATTCTAAGCTTCTTGACAATTACACAGGATTGAATATTGATGAAATTACTTCTATCTTATTGCATGAAGTAGCTTCTCTGGTATACAATGACACTCCTGCTCGTAAAGCTCGCTACTTAATCGATTTGTGTTTAACTCAAAATAATACAAATATTAAGATCTCCAGCTATATCTCCTATGTGGAGTTATTAGCTTATGGTCTTAAAGAAGCGATCCGTAAATCAGCTTCCATTTTCTACGTTAAAGATAATGGTGCTATTCAAGAATTTGATGACGCATTAGAATTGACTCGATTCTTAGAAAGTGCTATTGCTAAATTAGATGCTCTTGGATATCTATATGATAAAGGTACCAATGCAGCTGAAGTAGTTACTAAATGGACTTTACGTTTATATAAGGATATCCTTACATACCGTATTCCAGCTTTACATACTATCAATAAATCTTGTTTAGTAACAGCATCTGAATTGGAACAAGATGAGTTGAAGAATGTTGCTCGTCATTTAACTCGTATTGATGATTCTTTCTTGATTCAAGAGTCTGGTATTCTTACAGATACTGCTGATAAGAAAGATATTGTTGCTAAGTTAAATGAACGCAAATCTATTAAGAGTTTCTTTGATACATTTGCAGAAACAGTTGCTCTTGGCAAAACTGCAAAGACTATTACTGAAGCTCAAGATTTATTCTTTAAATCTAACAGCGAGATGAGTCAAATCAAATATTATCTAGAAAATAATGAGCTTGATGCAAAGACAGCTAAGGATTTGGACAGATTGTATTGTCGATATGATATCATCAGGACTTCCTTACATACTAAGATCTAATCTTAATATATAATGAGAGTACCCAATATTGGGTACTCTCTTTCTTTTCGTAGATTGTTAATTTTAATATTTAACATAACAAACTAGTAAAAGTAATTATAAGCATTAGCTTATTATTGTATTTAGTTAAATTATATTTTTTAGGAGGCTATTATCATGGCACTAGGAGACAACAACAATCGCGAATTAAGACCTACAGTATACTCTGGTTATACTTTCTACAACACACGTTCTGAGAAAGCTAAATCTCGTATGAACTTCTCTATGTGGAAGAATACTATTAAACTTTCTATCGAACGTATGGTAAAAGAATCTAACGACGGTTATGGTGCAGAATTCGATACAGAAAATCCAGCATTATTATACTTAACTGCTTCTAAAGCATTAGTATTGGCTGATCTTCTTAAAGCATACTTACGCGACCCAGAACAATACTCTGGTTTCGGTGTAGAATCTGCACGTGCATTGATTACTATCACTCATGAAGGCGATGACGATGTTCTTACTGTATCTACTAAGAACGGTTCTGAAATCGGTGATGGTTTATCTTATGTATTAAATCATTCTTTCCCTGTAGTTGAAAAAGTTAAAGAAGATGGTAGTATTTCTTACAATAATTCTTTTGCTTCTTCTACAGATATCAAACAATTGATTTTCCAATTGGATGACTATGTACATGCAATGAATAATACTATTGCTTTCTCTGTTATTGATAACTTGGCTAGAAATACCCAATCTAAATATAGCTTCTTAAAAGAAGCATTAAGTGGTGGCTCTTCCTATGGTAACAATAATGGTGGTAGCCGTTATGGTAAAGGTTCTGCAAGCCAAAACAACGAAGTTGACGACTTAGACGACTTCATGTAATAGACAAAATATACTAAAGAAGATACAATGGAGAGTATACGATATCCGTATACTCTCTATACTTCGTTTCAGGTAGGTTTATATGGATACTACTATTAAATACGTAACTAAAAACTTTATTGAATTTGAAGTATTATTTGATTTAGATTTGGCTATAGCTCAGTATATATTACTGAATACTAAGAATACTAATTTCATCGACAAGTCTATTAGAGAATCCAAGGTAGAGATCACCAATAATTATCTTAAGAATAAGCTACTATATAGAAAGTATGATAATCCATTATCTGCAGTATTGGATAATAAATACAAAGATAGCTTTGACGACATATTGGAATCTATCATGAAAGATCACGCTGATGATGTATATGAAAGAATTATTCCTACGGATCTATTACAAGCTATCAATGCTATGGGTGTAGCTGATGATATTATCAAATCTAGAATCAAATGTGATAATGAAAAACAAGTCAATATAGTTGAGAAATATTCTGAGGTATTAGAGACAGTTAGAACCAATGAATTATTCGAAGATTCTACTTCTCTATTTATCAAATACCTTAATAATATTCAAGATTATGCTCCTATTGGTGGTAAATACATTTATATCGTTAAAGGTAATTACAATCTAGGTCCAAATTTTCTCCCAAGTCCAGTTGTAACTATATTGGGAGAACAAAATGTAATACGGATGGTTGATATCTATTCCAATATCACTATTCCAGAAGTAAACTTGGAGGATTATATTAATGAACACAGCAAGAATTAAAGCGGTTTCTAATATTGTACCTAAAAACGTTCTTCGTGAAGTCCAATTAGAAACTATTGAACGTATAGCTAATGCTTTGGCTAACTCTTACGGTCCATCTGGTTCTACTACACTCATTCGTAAAGGTGATGATGTAAAAGGTTCTGGTGTGACTGCATATACTAAAGACGGTCATAGTATTTTAGGAGCTATTAAGTTCAATAAACCTATCGAAATGAGTATTCTCGATGATCTTAAAGATATTACTCGCAATACTGTTAAAACAGTTGGTGATGGTACAACATCTGCTGTAATCCTCTCCTATGAAATCTTCCGTGCATTGAACGAAATCATTAGCGACCACGCCAATTTCACCGAAAAGGCTGTAGTCGCTGAACTACAGAAAGTAGTTAAAGATATTACTACTATTATCGAAAATAGTAAGCAAAAACCTACTATTGATAAAATTTACCAAATTGCTTTGACATCTACTGATGGTAATGAAGAAGTAGCTAACTCTATTCGAGAAATCTACGAACAATTTGGTCTTGGTGTATATATCGACGTAGGTATCTCTAATACTACTAACCACATGGTGAAAACTTATGAAGGTTTGACTATTGATGGTGGTTATTTCAATCCATGCTTCATAAACCGTGCCAAAGACGCTGTTTCTGAACTTCAAAATCCTAATATTTATATTTTTGAAGACCCTATTGATAATAACTACACGCTTAATCTTTGCTACAAGATTGTAGAGCAAAATTTGATTGCTCCTTTAACTAAATACAATACTTTGGTTCAACAAGGTAACCAAGCTGAAGCAGATGCTGTAATTGCTAATGAACTTAAGGCAACTGCAATCATTACTCCTACATTTGGTCGTGATATTCGTTCCCAAATGGATAGCATCATCGATATGATGAGTAGTTCTAAAATTGAACAACGTGCTCCATTGACTATTATCACTGGTATGACTGATGTAGATCGTCTTGCTGACTTAGCTGCTATGACTGGTGCTAAAACAATCAAGAAATATGTAGATCCTGAAGTTCAAAAATCTGATGTAGAAAAAGGCATTGCTCCTACATTGGATAATGTGGCTACTGAATTCGGTGGTAAAGCTGAATTATTAGTTGCTGATAATAAAACTACTAAAGTTATTAACCCAGAATTGATGTTTGTAAACGATGAAGAAGGTAAACGCGTATTCAGTAGTGAATATAACAATCTTCTTGCTTCTTTAGAAGCTCAATTAGCTCAATTGGATACAGTAAAAGAATCTGCTACTGAAGTAAATGTACTTCGTCGCCGTATTCAATCTTTGAAATGTAATATGGTAGATTACTTAATCGGTGGTGTATCTTATACTGACCGTGATGCATTAAAAGATGCTGTAGAAGATGCTGTTCTTAACTGTCGTTCTGCTGCTAAAGAAGGTATTGGTTATGCTGCTAACTTCGAAGGTCTTCGTGCTGCTTATGAAGTAGCTGAAGTTACTTCTAACCTAAGCCCAATTAGAGAAGCTGTAAGCAATGCTGTATATAAAGCATATGCTAATACAGTTGCTCGTATCTATGTAGACTATATGGCAGTTGAAGGTATTGAACAAGATGATTTGATCAAGAAACTTATTGAAAACAATAAACCTATCGATGTAACTGGTAATAATCGTGAAGTATTATCTTCTATCAAAACTGACCCAACTACATTACAAGCTATTGTAGATATCGTAGGTTTGATGTTCAAAACAAATCAATTCTTGTGCCCAATTCCAGATATGAATACATATACTGCTGAATAGTAAAATAAATTATGTAAGGGAGGGATATGATTGTCCGTCGAAACTACATTTGCTAATTATATACGACGACCTGGTATTGTCGGGAGTACTACACCACAAATTAAACTAATTGAAATGGATGCTCGTCAAAGATATGAACGTATCTTGATGCGGGAAGGTGGTAGTTTAAAGTTTTATCAATTCAAAGACGATAAAAACGATACCTATTATATCCATATCAAAGTCCCATCAGAAGTATTAGATAAATTCTATTACGATGTGATTATAAAGTTCTGTGGTCATACAGGTACAGAATCTTATCCTACCCTTACTAACTATAATATTCAAGTCTTTTCTAATGATCCTGCTTTCTGTTATACATATGCCTATGTATTTAATAAAGAAGGGATGTTAATTAAAGACTTTGCTGATAAGATTGGTCCAGACTTCTTAAAGAGTAAGCCTAGAGAACGAAATCCTAAAGAAACTTTTGGTTTTGTTAAATCTCTATACTTTGCTTACTTCTTTATGGAGCAAAAGAAATTATTTGAAAAACGTTGGTGGGATAAAGCTAAGCCTTATAAAGCTGATACTGTATCCCATAACATTATGAAGGCTGATTCTAAGATAGTTAAGCGTCAAAGAGAAGCAGAACAACTTAGAAAAACTGAGAAGGCTACTAAACAAACCCCTCAACCTCCTAGGAATACTTTCACTGGAAGCGATCATGTCAAGCCAGCTAGAGTTGCTAGCGGTGTACGTAAAACAGGGACTGTTAAAACTACCAAGACAGTACGTACAACTAAGGCGATTCGAAAAAGATAATATAGCTGTATATTATAGAAATGAAGAAGGTTATTTGGTCTTTGTAAATAACCTAAAATCCATTTAGGAGGGTTAAAATGGTAGAAGAATTAAAGAACGTTTTTATTGATCTCGGAGAAGCTCAGCCATTTGTCTATGTAGACGACTGGGTTCCTCAACCTGAAGACTTTATTTTTACAACCTCAAAAGGTTTAATTGAATTGAATGATATCGCTAGGATCTATGGCTTAGAAGATCATCATCCAATTGCTTTCTATTCGATGGCTAGTAAGAAATGCTACAATGGTGCAACTGTAGTAAAACCAAATGGCGATGTATCCATTGGTTTCCGTGATCATTGTATTCATTATCTTAACTATTTCGAAAAGTTTTATGATACAGAACACACTGTAGTTAATATATTAGCTCAGTTGAAGTATTTAATAGAATATCATGAAGGGTATAATGAAGATATGTTAGTAGCTGATATTCAACGCTACTTCATCTCTAAGGATAGCAATCCTGTACTCCATTATGATATCCATAGATTTGTAAGGGATAATTATAATATACATTTAACGTATAAGAATAAGAATAATCCATGTTTAGAATATAGAGATTATCATGCTTGTATCTTGTTTGAAATCTCTATTCTTCAAAATATGATTATTCCTACTCTTATTCATTTCTCTTATCTACATCAATACACAAACCAAGATATTCAAAGACTTCTATTAAGAGTATTTGATAATATCTTATTTGAAGTAGATAATAAATACAATGTCGATATGGCTTCTAAGTTATTTGAAACTATCTTGACAAATGTAAATAAAAATAAGAAGGGCAATCCAGTGTTATGGGATATGCAAGAAATCCGAGCTCGTAATCCTATTTCACATGCAATGGAAACCCAACAAAATATTTTGGTGCAAATCATTCCAAAATATTCATTCAAAGAAAATATCATCTCGTTTAACTTCTTCTCTATTCAAAATGATTTGAATAATAAAGTTCTACGAGCTAAGTATGAATATGCTTTAGCATCAGTATCTTCTTCCAATGTAGATGAAGATAATAATTCTGAAGCAGATAAGTTCGAAGCTCACTTAGCTAAGATGAATGAATCAGCGGTTATTCAATCTACGTTAAACTGTAATCAAACAATTCAACGTATTGAAGCTTTATATGGTCCATTCTCTGAAGATGAAATTAATTTCTATATGAAAGAGCTTGGTAAAGAAGGTAAGAATATCAAAAACCAATTCCAATTCAATTTGGTTTCTTATCTATTCTTAAAAGAGTTTAAAGATATTCAAGCAGTTAAGTTAGTTACATTTAGACAATATGTAATTATGCTATTAGCTGCTAAGAAGTATCTTATATCTGCAGGACAATCTCTATTACCATATATCATTGGTGGTAGAGTAGAAAAGATTGTTAGTCGTAAGACTGTGAATAAGAAGATTCTTCAAAAGATTCAATTCTCCGAAAACTATCCTAAAATAGTTGCTAAATACAATAATAAGAAAATCCAAGAAGAAATCATCTTTAAAACAATCTCCCAAATCTTAGCCTCTGATTTCAGAAATATTGACTTCTATAATCAAGAGCTTAATGGAATCAAAATCCAATGTATTCCAGAAAAGATTTCTGAAGAGTTGCTTCAATATATTCTGTTAATTTAAGACAATTAATTCCAGAGACTAATATTAGTCTCTGGAGTTTTATTTGCTAAAAGGAGGTGAGATTATGGATATACAAGAAGAATTAAAATACTATCTAATGGAAACCTTTCCAGATGCTAAATCCGCATCAAATGGAAGAGAAGTAGTTATTAGATGTCGCTTCTGTGGTGATAGTAAGAATAAAGACTCTAGACATTTATACTTATCTCTAGGAGATTCTGTTAAAGGAATACCTCCATTATATCATTGCTTTAAGTGTAATGAAAGTGGTGTATTGTCTAAAGATGTTATCAGGGAACTTATGGGTTATGCTGATACATCTGAAGTATTATATAAGCTGGATAAATCGAATAAAGAAATATTCAAGAATTCTAAGTATCGACCAGTTAATAATAACTATTATCTAAATCAAAATTACCCGTATAATGATAATACTTATAACAAAAAGAAAATTGAATATATTTCTAATCGTCTTGGAATAGATTTTTCTTATGGTGAAATAATCTCTAACAAAATAATACTTGACGTAAAAGAATTATTAAGTTATAATAAGATTAACGTTGAGAATCGATTTCGTGATCTAATCGATTATGCTTCGCTGAATTGTATTGGCTTTCTAAGTATGAATAATAGTTTTGTCACATTTAGAAATCTCCGTAAGAATCCACCAAGACAGTTTAACTTTAGATACATGCAATACAACATTTTCAATTCTTTTGAATCAGGGAATAAGTATTATTGTATTCCGACCATAATAAACACGATGTCGAATGAACCTATACATATTCGAATAGCGGAGGGGGCTTTCGATATATTATCCGTTAAGTATAATTTATGTGGAGGTAACACTGAACAACAGATGTATATCTCTGCTAATGGTAAAGGTTTTAGTAGTGTAATTAAACATGTTTTAACTACATATCCTATACCTAATTTAATTTTAGACCTGTATTTAGACAACGATTATGGTAATGATTACGCTATATGGAATTGTAAAAAAGCTCTTGAATTAAATATACCAGTATACTTACACAGGAACAGGTTTGAAGGTGAGAAAGACTTTGGAGTTCCCGCTAATAAAATTCGTGAACAGGTTTTGAAAGTTTAAGTAAACTTTGTTTATGAGAAGGGAAGTGTTATTTATGAAATCTCCAAAAGAGCTTTTACGGGGAGTGTCTGATTGGATGATGTTTATTGAGGAACTTAAATTGACTAAATACGAAGTATTTATCATTTTCCTCTCCTATACTATTTTCCTCATGGCACTCTTCTTCTCTATTCTTGCTTTCATCTCTCTTTATTGTAGTGGAAAGCTTTCAATGATATGCCCAGTTATATTACTGGGTATAGTCGTTGATATTTTTCTCTTCATCAAGTCATTTAAACTATATGAAGAGATAGTTGCTAGTAAGAAATTCAAATAGATCACTTGCCCATAGCCAATATTGGCTATGGGAATTTTATTTTCTCAGGAAGGAATAATGAAATGAAAACATGCGTAACACTTTATGAAACACATCTAGTCAGATACTATCTACCAACAACCAAAAGAGAAAAACTAGGGTTTATGATACAATCTGATATAGATACAGATGATCTAATAAACTTGAATTTAGTTGCCCATATTCTTCATAATCACATTTGGAATGAATATGAAGGTATTTATGTATATATTTACTCTAATGGCACACATCAATTATTTATAGATAATGGAGTTAAAGAAGAAAAGAGCTTATACTTCAGAGATACTATAAATAATATCCCAGCAGAGATAGTAATCCTAGCTAAATATATCTTCGAAGGAAAATATAGAAAAGCTGCTAGAATTATTAAACAAGCTAGACTACATGTAAGTCTAAGTGAACTACTTAGAATTCCATTGGTTCGATACTATAATGGTATCAATTTCCCATTAGAAGAACTAAGAGATATTTGTAAAAAAGGAGTTTAAGATGGATACAGAAAGAGAATATAGCCATATGGTAAAAAATAAAATGTTACCAGGTGGTAAACTAATATCAGATTATCAGATAATGACTGGTTATGGGTTATCTGAATTAGAAATGAAATATATCGATGAAGTCGGTATAATACCAGAAGTTCCAGAGTATATACGAATAATCCCTAAAGGATTTTATAAAGACGACGATGGGAAAATTCGTAAAATAGAAAAATAATCAGAGGGTAGCCAATATTGGCTACCCTACTCTTTTATTTATTTTTTGCAATAGTATGAATTTTCAGCGATATATTATAATAGTGAATAAGAGTATATTTCATTTATATATTAATTTAAAAGGAGAAATAAAAATGAGAAATTTGGTATTGAAAAATGGTGCAGTAGTGTCCTTAGCTTCTACAAACAAAGAAGCAAAGTTGGTTAAGCAAGCTGAAGAGAAAAAAGATCGCAAAGGTATTGAATTGATGGTAATAAGCAGCATCATCATGGATTACTTCACTCATACAGCGACTGAAGAATATTTATATTCCCACTCTGATGAAGACATTATTGGTACTTTAACCAAAAAGGTTAAAGGTGAATGCTTAACACAACATGTTCATATGTATAGAAATATTCCTCAAGATGTCATTCTAATTAGTAATGCTATATTAGAAGGTAAGATTTTCAAAGCAGTAAAATTAGCTAAGAAAGCGGATTTACGTATTAATCTATCCAAATTATTGGATGTGAAATTAATTACTCAATTCAATGATTGGGATATTAATATTTGTCGTTTAAACGAAAGATATGCTTACTAAAATTTAACTTATTAAAAACAAGGAGAAAATAAAATGGAAAAAGTTTTATTAACAGGAGAAAATTTATATCAAGTTCATAAGTATTTACACCGTCCAGAATGGTGCCTCTCCGATTATTCTGTATGCTTCACAATAAAGTCTGTTGACTTTGAAAAAGCTATAGTCGTCGGAGAACGATATGGGGAGGAGGTAGGAATATTCCCATTAGATAATGTTGAATTGACTGACTGTGATGCAGTCCAATTGAAATACCAACAACTATTGGAAAAAGTTCCTTCAGAAATTAGAGATGATTTAGAAGATGTAGTTAGCGAGCTAGAAGGCTATGCCTCTGCTCGTGGCTACAATGGATGTTTCTAAGGAAAGAAAGTGAGGTAGCCAATATTGGCTACCTCATATCCTTCTTTTATTTTTTCTTTACTATGAAGTGAAACCCGTGGCAAGGAGTCTCAATTATATGTTAGATTGTGATAATAAGTGGTTGATTTCTATTAGCAGCAGATACATAGTTATCTTCGAGCTTTTGAACGATATCATCACGCTTATTAGCCCAGTCTTGTAAAGTATCCAATGGTAATTCTGTAGTAGCATAAGAAGTACTTACATTAGTGAAGTATTTCAAGTTATTGTAAACAAATGTAGCTACATCAGAAGTTGCTAGGTTTTCAAATATTTCCATCTTAGATGGTTCTATAGTCATTAGGTTCTTAGAATGTTTGACGTATAGATTAATTGGAATAGACTTAAGAGTTTCTAATTGGTTATTAGATAACTGAGAAGCTAATCTAATTTTATTAGGAGCTTCAAATTCTGGATATATACCAGCTTTATAAATACTAGCATGGTTAGTAAGCATTTGGTTCATCATAATATCTTCTACGTTCATTTGTGTAGTAAACATATCGAATGTACTAAAGAACCCAGTACCGAACCCAAAGGAAGGATACATAGTGCTTAATAATCTCCAGTCGATGTCCCCGCAGCCAATAATCTTTACAGATGAGCACGTTGCTTCATCAATAAGATAGTAAGGACCTTTACGTCTATCACCAGTTAGATAATATGTCATCTTATATGGGAAGTAACGACTGAATGTATCCAATGTTTCATTAGAGATTACTTCTTCCATCCATACATCTTTACCCATCTCATCAGGTAGGTTAAGTACACGAGTACCTAAACGACGTTCTATTTTATTCAATAGATTTGTAGTAGCATTCATCATTGGCATATCTTTATCACCTCAATTCTATGTGGTAAGTAAAATATATAGAGTACCCAATATTGGGTACTCTAATTATATATTTTCTAGAAACGATCACAGAACTTATCGATCTTAGCACCAACATAATCTTCAATAGGTACAACGATAACATTGTAGTTTTCGTCTACTAATTGAAGGTTATTACCCTTACGAGTAATATTAGTGAACTCTTGATCAAAAGCTTCACACATAGCGTTTAAGTTATAAGATTCTTTCATAATAACTTTACGCACATCGTCGTTAATGATAGGTGAGACAGCAGATTCAACCATTAAGCTGTTACCAGACTCAACAATTTTACGTTGCATGTCTTCATTCATATTAGTCAATTTAAGATCATCCATGAATGCAGATTCAGTTACAATGTGATCTGTATAAGCATCTGGATAAGATGGGAAGTATACACGGTCATAACAAATAATACGCAAGTTAGTAACTTGATTACGACCACCATTGTTTTTAATGGAACCGATAGATCTTAAAGAGAAGGATGGTAATTGACCATCTTTCAAGTCTTCGTTAAAGCTACGACCTAGTTCATTATTAGTACCACGGAAATGAGCTTTTACTAAAGGTCCTTCCATCCAGAGTTTAGTAAACCATACTTGTTCTAAAGTACCATCTACTTTTTGTTGACGAGATAGATTCAAATCTAATGGATGACCAGCTTCACCTTTGAAGTTACCAGTAGTAACCAATTCACGAATACGATCACTATAGATTTCACCATGCAAGTCTTCAGTAGAATAGAAACGGCGGTTACGGTTTTCTTTCTCACCAACTTGGAGAACACCTTCAGCAGTAACAAAACCGTTTCTTCCTACATTTACAGTTTCACAAGAAACAACTTTTTCTGCAGCTTCATTAATGACAAACACTACAGGTTTCTTCATTATCTAGCCTCTGAAATAATTATTTACGAGTAAATTTCTTTTTAGATTCATCGATAACTTTAACAGAGTTTTCTTCTTTAGGTTCTTCTACCAAGTCTTTAACTTCAGTAACAACTGGAGTTTCTTTAGGAGCTGTTTCTTTTTTACTTTCTACAATCTTTTGGATAGTAGATTTAGATTCAGCTTCTACTGCAGAGTTATCTCCATTAGGACCTACAGAGTAGATTTTGAACTTAGGGAGTTCTTCTTTATCATCGTCATCGAGAATAGAAACATCGTCATCCCCATCAAGGTCTTTATCATAGTTATCAAAGCCCAATTGGACTACTGTACCATCATCAAGAACTTCTCGAACTAGGATGCGTTGTTGTAAGCATTTGCGGATAGTATCAGTATCTAATTCAATACCGTTAGCTGGTCCGCTAAAATTAATACCATCAATATATGCAGGTTGAGCTGCATATACATTTACTGTTTTAATCATAGTATAATCCTCCTAAAGAAATATTACTATTTACCGATTTCCATATCTTCGATAGAAGGATCTAAATCATAATCCCAGAAGGAATCTTTGAAGATAGTATCAGGAACAGTATCTTCTTTTTTGAAGCTGTCGTCGAAGTTCTTTTCATCAGCACCTACTTGAGGACCTTTGTAACCGAATTCAACGTCGTCAGCATTGATACCAGCACCATCGAAAGTATTCATAGTATCAACTTTATTTAAGTCCATTTCTTGACAAACTTCTTGAGCTTGTTCAACGAAATTCAATTTCATGGATTCGTCCATCTTGAAAACTCCTTTATCATCGTCATCATCAGAATCATTATCATGATCTTCGTCGTCATCATCAGAATCATCGTCGTCAGAGTCTTCATGATCATCGTCATCGTCGTGATCTTCATCATCACGGTCATCTTCATGATCATCATCGTCATCATCAGAATCGATAGTGATACGTTCTTCTAATTCATCATCAGAATCATCGTCGTCATGGTAAGCTTTACGATCTCCTTCGAATGTAGGAGCATCATCAACTTCCATATCAATAGCATTGTCGTCACGATCTACAAGATCTTCATCTTCCTCTTGTTT